AGCGACGAGTTTCAGTATCGTATCTTAATCCTACTGTTCTGTATGAAAACAATTGGTTAACTAAAGAATTTTTAACTTCATTAATTAGATCTCTAGTAAATTTTGGTTTTACACTATTAATTATTGCACCCGATGGAATTGCATCGTTAAGAACAATGCCGCCCAGTCCTGTTGCTGACAATTCATTGCCGCCTTTTGTAACACTTACTACTTTTGTCCAAAGATATGTAACTGCGCCTTCGTGATCTGGAAGACCTTGCATTAATTTGTTATTATTGGTTTTCATAAAATGATAACCTGATGGAGCTGTAAACTTAATTAGTGCGCCTGGCTCAAGGTATCTAAACACACCTTCGGTAAATGAAGAAACTATATATTTAAATGCAGTAGTATCAGTTTCATTACCCGAATCAACTATAAATCCACTACTGCGATTAGTATCTTGTGTTGTTTGCTGCCAAACAATATTTAAATCTGTGTAATCTTGATCAGTAAATTGATCATAATAAAAATTACGTGTATTCTTATCTTGCAACAGCGGCTCAATTGTGTTTGATACAATGCCTTCGACATCAGTTTTTGTAACAAAACTAAATTTTGTTTTTTCTTCTTGATAATCTTTGTAGATTACGCCATCTGTGCCAAATAAATTTGTTGAACTATACTTGCCGGTGCTATCACGTAAATCATAGTATCTATTAATACCACTACTGGTTCTATTAACACTTTTTACTTTAATGATATTTTGGCTTATTCCGAGAGGTCCTAGATTGTAATCTTCTGCTGTGATTAAACGATTCTGTGTATAATATGTACTAGGAGCATTGTCTTTAATGCTTTGTGTTGTTTCGCTACTAGATGCAGTTGCTACTGATTGTTTTAAACTACAAAGCATTGTAAGTGTTTCGTTTTTTCCATTTGCACTTATATACGGAATTGAAATTTTAATGTTTTGCACATTATTTGGAAAAATTGTATAATCAAGATTTGCACTTGTTCTATAGTAAGATCTAAAATTGCCTTTAGGAAGATTTCCAAAAACACCATCAGCAAAAATTAAATTTATGCGGTCATTTGTTCTTGATAATACACTATAGATATTTTTAATTTTTTTACTAACACTATTATAAATTACATTGTTGCCTTCTACAGCATCAACTTTTGTCCAAAGATCTTGTTCTTGTCCATTATTGTCTAGACTATACAACCACACATCAGTGTCATTTACATTTGCAGCATCAACTTCAACTGTTTGATTTGGAGTTGGTAAATCAATTTGAAAATCTCCACGTTGCAAACTACCTTGTCTAAAATGAATAAAAAATCCAGTGTTTGCACTGCCTGCGCCTTGTCCGTTGTCTTTGTATAAAAAAGAAAATTTATTTCCAACACGAGGTGCTTCTTCAATAATATCGTTTTCGTTAATATCTGCACCAACTGCTTCAAATTCTAAATTAGTTCCATTTATTACTTTACTAAAACTATAAACTGGAAACGATTCTGGTGACGAATTAATATTATACTTTTCAGTTGGAATGCCGCCAACAATAGCTGATTTTCGAGGAGAACCAAATTGATTAGTACTAAGCATACTTGCATTAAGTGCTTTAATAAATTGATCGTACCAATTTTCATTTGTTTGATCGTTCCATTTGATTGATCTACCTGATAAATTAGAACCAGTTGTGTCTGATACACTTTCAGTTGTAGTAATGCTATCAACTTTTAAAAATCCAGCGGCTGGCTGATTTCTAGTTACGTTATAACTAATTAAACGAGCTAGTCTAAGAACACTTTCTCTGCGCTCAGCTAATTCAATAAAGTTTTCTCTTGCATTTAAGTCAACTCGAAAACTAATGTTTTGTCCAAGAAATGCAATTAGATCAATCAGTGAAAGATATTCGCTACTTTCGATATAATCGTTGAAATCTTCTGGATAATTTTGTCTAATATAATTAACCATTGTTCGACGTAGATTGTCAAAGTCGTAACTTTTGAAATCTGCATACTTGAAACTCTGGTATATTTTCTGCCAGTCTTCGGCTAATAAAAGTCTATTTTGTCTATCGGTTGCAGACATGATTACATTCCTCGGTTGATACTATATTTATGTATATTAAAATGTACGCACATTAAAGTATGGCGTTTGACTGATTGTCGAATTTCAAAGTCATTTGTTCACTGATGTTATATTCAATGTACGTAAGCTCTGCATATATTTGTATACCTGATTCGTATGCATCAACAACAATATTACTTGCATTTACTCTTGGATCATAATTTAGTATCTGTGTTACATTGTCAAGCACTGCTTTTTTAATTGAATCAGTCATTGGTTCAAAAAGTACGTCCCAGATAATTGTACCAAAGGCTGGATTCTCAAGTTTTTCGCCAATTCGAATATGAAAGTGATTTAATATATCTTGTTTGATTAGTTCTATATTTCTTAATTTAAAATTTTTGTCTTCAGGGTTGACTGTGCTCAGCCCTTTGTAGCTTTTATCTACCAGAGGTTGATTCATAGTCTTAGGTGACGTAATTTTTAAATTTTTATAAAGATTTTTCTCTAGTGTGCTCATATTGTATTTACCCTATAAAGCCGAGTCAGTTGGAAAGACATTTGTATTTTGTGTCGTTGCTTGTTGTGTTTCTTGAACTTCAACCAAAGGTAAATCAAACCCTTCTGGAATATCCCAATTGCGTCTAATTTGATTTACATAAAGTCCTGATTGTCCTTGTGGTCTAAATATTGCATAGGTGCTTAATTTATAATTATTAGCTTGGTTGCCACCAAATACTTTAATTTTATTATTTGCTGGATCAATGCTATGGACAAAACATACATGTCCTTTTCGTGAATCTTCTCGTCTAGTCATTACACACAAATCGTATTTTCTTATTTTTGTAAAATCTCGCCAGTCAACTGTTTTTCCATATCTCAAATATGTTTGACTGCCTACACCAGGAACATTATGTTCTTGTCCAGATTTCCATAAAACCCATGTTACAAAAGCACCACACCATGGATAGTTACTTCCGTCATTTGGCATTCTACCTCCGCCAGCAACTCCCCATGCTTCGGCTATATTTGGATTTGGTGGAGATCCTACTTCACGCCAATTTTGATTTAAATTGCCTTCTAATATTTGTTGAATACTAGCATATGCGGTACCTGCTGGTGCAGGATTAGCAGGAGGCTGTATCGGCGTTACTGCGCCGCCAACGCTTGCAGAAAAGTCTCCTACACCTGCTAGATCATCAGGCGCACCTGGAACAAATCCAGGCACATTAGGGTCAATTGGTAAGAAATATCTATCAATTTCAGTTGGCTCGAGTGGTCGAGCTGGTGATGGTACTTCGCTTGCTGGAATAACTATTTGACACATTAACCTATAAACCTTCCTGTATTTGGCACAGTTGCACGACCAAGTGCTATGTACTCATCTATTTTAGTTCCATAACCGTCAGTTCCTACTGCTTCTTTTCTACGCCATTTTTTAGCATCATTAGGACCTTTTAAATGAGCGCCCATTAATATACCTGCAACTAACGAAACTGGGTCATTTTCTTTGATAGCGCCATTATTTTTACAATATCTTAAATTTGCATTGGTATATAAAATCATTGCATCTTCTTGACAATCACCTTTGTTGGCCAGCCAATCGTCAACATTGTTTACACCGTTTTTGCCTGTCCAATTGTTTGGATCTAAACGCAATCTTGTACCGCCGCCTCTAGTTGTCATCTTAATGTAGCCACCTTCTTTTAGAGCATATCCACCAAACTGATATTTGCCTGCAAAGCCAATACTATTTGTACAATTATATTTTAATCCGCTTTCTCTAAATCCTAGTGCATTTAGATATGCAACAGTTTCGGCTGCACTAAACCCGTTTATAGTACCTGCTGGAGGAGCACTTAGAGGACCATCGCTTGGACCAGCGCAGCCATACGAACCACCTTCTGTGCCTGCTGCTGGGTAATCTTGCTGCAATACTGCGTTTGATACTTCGGCTGACTGTTCGGCTATTGCTTGTGTACTAGATGCACTATTAGCTGTTGCGCCACTTAATCCTGCTACTGTTTGTGCAACAGTATCGCCGTAGTAAACTGCTGTGCTACGATATTTGTCTGCAATTTCTTGTGCAGCATCAGGATCAATTATTAATGGATCTTCTTGAGTATATTTTGGATTTTCTACAATTGCTCCAAGCTCGGTTGCTGTAGCATTTATAGCGTTTCCAAGTATACGTAAGTCATTTTCTAATGGATGACCAAATGCTGGATTAATATTTGGAGCTATTACAACCACACGGTATCCTGCTGTAGAAAGACTAGCATACCCTTCTCTAAGATTCTGCTTGGCTTTTTCTACATCGCCAATGTCGCCTACGCCAACTTGTATAATTGCATACTGTCCTGATGAAGCATTTGGAAATGCAGCTGGATCACTTGCTACACTAGCATTTGTGTCAACTTCTGCCGATGAACTAACTGCTGGAGTTTGAGATCCTGTACCTACAGCAGCATAAGTATCAGGTAAAACATTTTGCAAGAACGAATTAACTTGTTGTTGGCCTGCTCTTGTTTTATCTTGAGTATATGCTGCTGGGTTAATATTTTCATGTTGCGGCCAAGGTTCGTGCTCTGGTATTCTTGCTGCCAGATTTGCTCTTACAGGCGGAATCGGTATAAATGGATTTGGTGCAGGAGGCAAAGTTGCTGTACGTGATTCTATAGCAGTGTCAGCAGGATAACTATCACTATTCAAATGTATTTCAGAAGCAGTTGTTTGAATGTTGGCGCCATCTGCTTGTAAACTCATCAATGCTTGTGAATATAATTTAGTTGCACCTGTACTATAAAGTTCTAATGTATTTGCAGAAGTTATATATGTTTGCAATGCACTATTAAAGTGTGCTTGCCCGTCAACTTGATTATAACTGTTACCAAGTGCTTTCATATGATAATCGCCATCTGTTGAAACTTTCACAAAACTACATGCTTCAATGCCAATGCTTTCAGAGCTACCAATCGACAAGTGTTGTTGTCCTAAAACATCAAGTGTGCCTTTACTGGTAATTGAGACTTTGGTATTTCCGTATAATGCAATTCCATCTTGTCCTGTTAAACTTACATTAGCGCCTGCATTTAACGAAATTTCATTCTGTGCAGATACACCATAACTAGCACCTGCATCAATTGCAATATCTTTGCCTGCACTGATATTCATATTTTCCATAGCAGTGAGATTTATATCTCTATCTGCTGTAAAGTTAATATCATTTTCACTGTGTACACTAACACTATCTTGTGCATACACATCTATTTTACCATTGCTAGACATTTCAATCCAACTAGTGCCTTTACTGTTACTGATATAAATCAAATCTTCAGTGTTATGCAAAAGTATTTGATGTCCTGTGCGTGTTCTAATTCTAAACAATTCGTTTGCAGGTCTTGTAACATCTCCAGTATCTGTTGTTTTTTCAATATCTGCATATTCGAAAGGAGTTGACTCAGGATGACCTTTTCTTAAAAATTTATCGTCGCCGTCATCCATTACAATACTAGAACCACCTAATCGTGCTTTATAAAATTCTGTTTCGTTTTCGCCGTGTTGATACAATGGAGCATTAGGACGTTTATCAAACGGACCAGGTGTATTCATTCCAAATACTGTACTTGGAAGTTCTCTTCTTGCGCCGCTGGTGGTTAATCCTCTAACATCGTCTGTTATTAATCCTGCACGATTTAGTCCTTCAACAAAATCTGTATTCACAGGCTTTATATATTTTGTTGGTTGTGTTTCACCGTCTGGTGATGTAATAGCTTTATTATATTCGCCTACTGGTAATTTCTGTCCTAGATCGTTTAGGTAAGTTGAAGTACGTCCGTCAGGTACTGTAAAGTTTGTAAAAGCATCTGGTACACATGCCATCCAAAAACCAAAATCTTTTCTACCTTCAACAACTAATACAATTACCTTTGTTCCAATGTCAGGAGGAACTGCCCAAAAGCCGTAGCTTTGTTGCGAACTAGCAAATGTATTATCTGAGCCTGCTTGATGCAACGGAGTTTGTCCAGCAAAAGGGCTTGCATATTGACATTGTAAACTTTGTCCTATTTCATCCCAATCACTGCCATTAGCATTTGCTCTTAACAACGAAACATTTAGTCCGCCCATAAATGTTTGATCAAGATGCCCAATTACTCGTCCAATATATATTCCTGGTTCGGCTGGACGTGCGGTATTGTCGCTTCTTCTTGTAAACTCACTACGTATATTTTGCGGTTCGGGCATATTTAAAATCCTAAGTTCTTTGTTACTTGACTTACTGTTGTGTTAAATTGATTAGTTGCTGTGTTTACAGTATTACTAGCCTGTTTGATAAATCCAGGAATTTGTCCTGAACTTACACTACCAAGAAGCTGTTGTTGTGCTGCTGCAAATGACGTATTTAATCCTTGCGAAAATTGTTGTTGAGCTTGCTGGAGTGGGTTTCCTGATAGTCCTGATAACGAACCAAGTAAGGCATTTGTTGCCGGATTGGTACTAAGATTAGCAAATATTCCAGGTACTTGAGTAGTAATGGCACCAAGTGTACTATTTAAATTTGATGCAATTGTATTGACTTGACTAAAAGCACTGAAAATGTTTTCAGCAAGGTTGGCTACCTCAGTTCCTGATAATATATTTTCAAAATTATTTACACCATTTTGAGTAAAGCCGGTTAGTAATTGTTGCTGTGCTTGCTGTAACATGTCTTGAGTTTGATTACTAGCAGCGGCTATCTGATTGTTAAGTTTTTGTATCACGAGATTTGGATTACCAAGTTTAGTAGCTTGGACAACTGAAGATGCTGCATTAACATCATCAAGAGATTGGTTTGGCATTCTCAATAGATTTAATTGTTGTGTAAACATTCCATTTGAAAATTCGTTCTTAAATGTTGTAACTTTGTATAATCCGCTAAAAGCACTAGCAGGATCAAGTGCTGTTAAATTTCCAAAAAAGTCAACTGCTGTTTTAAAACTTATAAGCACATAAACTTCGCCTCTTGTAAAATCTAGCTGTCCTTTAGATGTATATCCTGTTGCAGAACGATCAGGATGATTATTTCCAATATCAACTTCGGTAAAATAAAAAGGATCACCCCAAATTCTTAAATCTAGTGTAACATTATCAGTATCACTGTTTAATACCATTTTATTAAAATGATTTGCAATACGTACTTTTGCTGAGTCGTTGCTGCTGCCTCCTTCAGGTGCAGTAGTTCCGCTGCCGATTGCAACATTAGCTGATGCAATTGCGCCTACTCCTTGAGGATTAGGTCCTCCGCCGACTGACGGGATTCGCTGTGCAACTTCTTCAGTGACTACTGGATTTCCAGAATTATGCTGTGTATCTTGGCCGCCTTGGCTACCAATACGTGACATTTCTTTATAAAACGCATTATTGATGCTAAAATTAAAATCAATAATATCAGTGTTTAATCCAGTATAGGTATAATTGTAGTGCTTGACTGCATCTTTAATTTGTGGAGAATAACTCTGCGAACTTGATTGGTTAGACAAGCGACTAATATGAATTTCATAAGGCGTAACAATATATTCAAATCGTGTTGCAGGCATACCTGTTTTTGCAATCATTCCAGTATCAATAATAGTAGTCTTTGAATGTATTTTAAACCAAGTTATAGTATTGCCTCTGCCCATTCTTTGTAAAAATTCTGCTTTTGATTTTCCCCATTCGCTACCAAGTAAAACGTTTTCAATAATCTTTTCAATTTTTTGTCCAGTGCCAAACTGAAATTCTCTTTGATCTTGGTCGTATGTCATTCCGGCTCTAGTTATAATTCTTGTTCCGTCATCTTTAACATTTACAGTAGTGTTATCAAATACTTTAAAAGGAATAGTTCCATAATCAAAAGCCGATGATGTAATAAGAGACTGTCCCATTTCGTTATCATTGGTGTTAATTACTGTGTTAGCAGGACTAGTTGTTAGATTGGTTACAGCAGACGATTGCTCACTAATTGTCTTATTAATTAGATTATTAATTGATACATCTTCCAATGCAGTATCTAACCCAAGTGTCGATTCTAATGCCGAAATTCTATTTTGATATACTGTATTAATTTTGTCTCGATCTGAGGCTATATTTTCTTCAATACGATTAACTTTATCTCTCAGAGATTGTTCAAATCCGTTAGTTTGTGAACCACTCCATATACCACCGCCGCCTATGCTTTGATCAAATGAAGCAATTTCATAATCAGATGACAAGTTTGAACTTCCGGCTGTGCCGCTTTGTTGATTTCTTATAGAAATATCTTTTGGAAAATTAATTTCGTATTGATGCGGAACATAATTTGAATCAGCTTTTGCCATATCAGTTTGTATTTTATTTAGATAGGCTTCTAAACTATTTTCACCCCAACTTAGTACTTCACTTACACTTGCTCCTTGTAGTTTAGTTTCTGTTGGAATTTTTTCAACTTGATCAAAAAATGCTTGGTGATTCCACGGAATTGCAGTAACGTGATATGTTGATCCAGCGGCTGTAACATCAAAGGTTACATTAATTAGTTTTATTACTAGGTTAGTACTCGGCAATACCTGTGGATTATTATTATCATCAAATCCTTTAAACGTTCCTTGTAATAAAAAAGGAGCATTAAGATAACTCACACCTGTTCCAAGTGCTTGTTCGGCAGCAAT